CAATATCGACAGTATCGGAGATTATAACCACATGGCATAGTGCTGGTAGAAGTGTAATGTTACAAGTTGATTACAGGGGTATAAGCCATTACATACCAAAGGCATCGGGGTATATAGATTCTTACATGATTACATACATTTCAAGTCCATTTGGTATATTGACATTATCAGACACTAATATATTCGATACAAAAGGTGGGGGGACAATTACTACTGTAACTGATGAGGTTGTAATTGAAACAACTGGTATAGGGAATCAATACATTCTCAGTAAAAACCCTTATCAGAATTTCACAGTTTTCTGCGATATAAAAACGAATAATGCTGATGCTGTAATATTTCTGGTTCCCAAAAAGACTTATGACGATAAGGGGGGGTTGACAGGTTTAAACTTAAATGATGGTATCAGATTTGGTCCGGGTGATAACAAACTGCATGTTGGGATAAAGATGTTTGGTACTGAGCATCCATTCTTACAAAACGTAGGTAATGCATATCATACATACAAATTACAATATAGAGGAAGTACAAATACAATAAAATATGCGATGGATGAAAATGGATTTACTAACAGCAAGGACTTCGAAGATCCGCCATTGACAGAGTATTTTTATGTAGGTGTATTTGTACATAATAATAACACCAAAGGTTCATTTAAAAACTTTATAGTGTTGCCAATTTAATCAATGAAACAACATGTTCATTTAAAAACTTTAGATTAGTTTTATAAGATAAGTCAGATAATCAACGAAAAACAGTATATCCACTTCATCGACATTTATTCTGATTCACAATCCATTCTTATTTGTATTGAAATTGTACTAAATCTATTAACTTCATAATCACTTATGTACTGCATCATCTTAATGAATAATAATAGTTGAGAAAAAATGAATCTTTTACCATCGGAAATTCATAGCAAAAACAATAAAATAATTTCTTTGATAATATAAAAAGTCATGTCTCATTCATTTGATTATATTGAGGTAGTCGTTCGTATTCTAAAGTATTTAATGGAAGGTCTCGTTGTAGCTACAGCTGCATTCATGTTCCCTAACAAGAAGTTGGCATTTGAAGACGTGATGTTAATTGGATTTGTAGCGGCAGCAACCTTTTCATTATTGGACTTATTTAGCCCAAGTCTCGGTATTAGTGCTCGCTCTGGTGCCGGTTTAGGCATCGGTGCGAATTTGGTGGGTTTCCCAACAATGAACAACATGCCTGCTGTGCCTTCTAAATTAACAGGCCCCTGAGCATAAAACAATCATATACTTCGTATAAATTTCCAATCCAAGTCTTTACATATTTTTTTCCATATTTCCTCTTGTTGATGTAATTTTTCCCGTGATTTCAACAAAGGAAAGAATTTCAAATATTCGGATTTATCCAAGATTTGAATAAATTTGTGAATCACATAGGAATACGATAAGAAGTTCTTTCGAACAAGTGGTGCATGTTTCAGAAAAGGGACTTGAATTTCTTTGAACATATTTCGGAGGGTTTCTTCCAACTCTGGAGATAGGTTCGGATTCGGAATTCCAGTGATTCGATTCATTATATAGGGAATGTGTTCATAATACTTATTGATTTTAAGTTTCTTTAGAATTTCTTTAATCTTCTTACCCGTTAGCTCTTTGGTATTCAATATTCGTTGTTTTTTCAACTCTAACATAATTTGGTCAAATACTGTTTCAGGTATATCCGTTGTTTCTTTACCTTGTATTTGATTCAACCATTCTTGATAGTGGTTTATCCTTTTGTATGAAAAATAACTAATCTCTTTAGGGGGGTCTTTATAAGATGGTTTTTCGTTATCTGTCAAAATATGCTCCACAGCGAAGCATTCGTTACAATAGGATATGTTATCATTCACTAATATAATCTTTTCAGTCGAGTTGCAATGAATACATTTATTTGCCCCTGCGTTATTAATGTTGTCGTTGATATAATTAACGTCGGTTATTGATAAATATTGATTCAGTAGTACAGCCCTATTCTTTGGAGGTTCCTCTAATAGGGAATTAGCTTTTTCTACTTTGACAGTCGAATCCGATGGTATGGTTACTGTATCTTGAAAATAAGATAATATTGATTTTTTATTGGAGGGTAGTTTTGTATTATCTAATTCTGTTTTAATGTCCAGTTTTGCATCATTATTCTTTTCTATCAAATCGTAGTAATTGTATAATATATGTGATGTCTTAATATAATACTCTATTTCATCATTATTTGATTCTATTTGTATAATCTTGTTATTCTTTTCTTCCAATTTATCTTTTATACACACGATTCTGCTGAAATGTTCATCACTTTTTTCATTATTTGGAATCAATTGGATTTCATCGAATTCTTTAGACAGGTTGGATATATCGGCTTTGAGTTTATCAATAGACAGTTTGTCTATTTCGAAATCCGATAATGTTGTTTTGTGACAATGGTCTAATGTCTTCGACGATTTCTTATATAAACAAGAACGTTTATTTGAAACATAATTTTGTTTTTTCATATTGTATAAGGACGGTTCAATAATTTTAAATAAGAACAGTGTGAATAATACATTCGCAGCGATACCCGTAGAATAAGTTACCCGTCCAAATTTAAATTTAATCTTCAAAAAATAAAATATTTGTATATATTAAAACAAATATGGGAGGAGGTCTCATGCAGCTCGTAGCTTACGGTGCCCAAGATATCTATTTATCTGGAAACCCCCAAATCACTTTCTTCAAGGTGGTGTACCGCAGACACACCAACTTCTCCATGGAATCCATTGAACAGACATTCAATGGATCTGCCGGTTTCGACAGAAAGGTAACATGCACCATCTCCAGAAATGGTGATTTAATCTCCAGAGTGTATTTGCAAGCCACTTTAACGAATAATGATGCTGACTCCACTGAGGGTATCGAATACGCCGGACACAAGCTCATCAAATCTGTAGAAGTAGAAATTGGTGGTCAGCGCATAGACAAACATTACGGTGATTGGTTAGCCATCTGGAACGAATTGACCCAGACGGCGGGTCATTGGGATGGATACAAAGCTATGACTACGTTACCGGCGCAGCCTTCAGAGGGTCCCGCTAAAACAATTTTATATGTGCCTCTTCAATTCTGGTTCTGCCGCAACCCAGGTCTCGCATTACCATTAATCGCCTTACAATACCATGAAGTGAAGATCAACATTGAATTCGCTTCCATGACTACCGTAGGTGCCGGTGCCGACATTGACTTCGGTTCTGCTTCCCTCTTCGTGGATTACATCTACTTAGACACTGATGAACGCAGACGTTTCGCTCAGGTATCTCACGAATACTTAATCGAACAGCTCCAATTCACCGGTGATGAATCTGCCTCTTCCAAGATTAAGCTGAACTTCAACCATCCCGTGAAAGAGCTCATCTGGGTGGAACAGGCTGATGGTGACGGTGTGGGTGAATACAAATCCACTTACGATGATGCTAAATTACAGCTCAACGGACACGAGCGTTTCTCTGCTAGAGCCGCTTCATATTTCCAGCTTGTGCAGCCTTACCAGCATCACGAACGTGTGCCAGAGGCGGATAAAAAGATTAACGTGTATTCTTTTGCTCTCAAGCCCGAAGAGCATCAGCCATCCGGTACCTGCAACATGTCCAGAATTGATAACGCGACATTAAACCTTAGTAGTGTAGAATCTGCGAACACCGTGAAGGTGTTCGCCGTGAATTACAATGTGCTCCGCGTGATGTCTGGTATGGGTGGCTTAGCGTACTCCAACTAAACTGATTGAACTCACGACTACACTCAGTACAAAAAAAGAAATAAAAAATTTATTTTTTTAATTTAAATAAAACCAAATTTATTTAAATTAAGGATCTGTGAATAAAATAGCGCACTCTTTTCCGATGGCTACTGCAGACGTATCGTCTTTACCATACAATAAGGATAACGTTTTAATCGACGATCAAGAGGTATTATCTCTTTTATCCATCGGTCATATAAATGAATTTAACAACATTAACATTTATCGACGCGCGTTTGTGCATAAATCATATTGTACTCGGAAAAATGAAAACTACATTGTTGGAAACGTTAAATGCCCGACGGAATGTATGCCATTACAAGAAGATAGTAATGAAAGACTGGAGTTCCTTGGCGATTCGATATTGAACCTCGTTGTCGCTAGTTATTTATTCGAAAGATATCAACAGGTAAATGAAGGGTTTTTGACCACAATGCGAACGAAACTCGTGAATGGAATCATGTTGGCACATCTTTCAGAGCAGTTGGGACTCGGAAAACACATCATTATGTCGCATCAAATCGAGAATAATAATGGAAGGAAAAATAAAAATATATTAGAAGATACGTTTGAGGCGTTTATTGGCGCAATCTTCTTGGATTTCAATGATATTACTGCGGGACGTTCCGGATTCGATGTTGCAAAACAATGGGTCATTGCAGTCATTGAAGAACATGTTGATTTTATGGAATTGATGAAAACAAATATCAACTATAAAGACAAGTTAGTGAAATTGTGCCAACATCAGTATCAATATATTCCAAAGTTTTATGAACTGAACGTGAATGAAACGAACGGAATCAAAGAACACACTGTATGCATTCGAGACAATCATAATGAAATTATTAGCATTGGAAAGGGACCCACTAAAAAACTTGCGGACATTGATGCATCCAAAAATGGTCTCACCTATTATGGTGTTGATCTGTGATGATCCACTAAGCCAGTCTATTTTCTATGTCAAGAAGTTTCTCAACAATAATCTGTATTATTTTTGAGTCGATACTTTTTTTTTCTTCATATTTACTCAACAGTTCATTATGAATTCGTGATAATGTGTTATTTATTTTATTCGTGAAATCTACCTGCTCGTCTTTCAGGCTTCCAATACGGAGAGTGTTGATCATTATAAGTGCGAATATGATTATAAATACAATTACGTTGACTATGATCAGGATCATTTTATTAGTGTATATTAATATTATATTTTTACGATTCATTTCAATTTTCTTGCGGAAGGGTCGTCATTTAGATCGGTATCACAAAATTTTGGCATCCACAAATAAGGAATCAAATCATCATCATAATAGTGTTTATAAATCGAATAATAGTAAAACGTTTCTTTCAATTTGAATTCACTTTTTCTGAATTCATTTTCATCGACAAGAAAACTCACGTGTTTTCTAAGAATATCTGCCCATGAATCGTTTTCAGGGCTCACACCGTCACTAAACGCTTCTTTATGTCTCCAAAGTATATCATCGGGTAAAATATTGGGTTCGTGTTCGTCAAAGGCTTTGCGTATCAAATACTTTTCAATTTTCGTATTACTCATACGCATCAAGGGGTTGATGGACAAATAGTAAGACACAAAATCTTTATCTGCGAACGGTACTCGCGCTTCCAAACCAAAGTGTGATATAGTTCGGTCGCTGCGCAAACTGTCATAATAATGAATATCGCTCACCAAGCGACAACACTCTTCGTGAAACTCGATCGGGTTGGTACTGTTTCTAAAATATTTGTATCCACCACATACCTCGTCCGCATAGTCTCCATTGAAAACAACCTTACAATCGCTATGTTCTGAAATGTATTTTGCCACGAGATAGTTTCCTACGCTTGCGCGGACAGTCGTTGTATCGTAACTTTCGATCGTTCGTATGACGATAGGGATTGCGTCAATGAAATCTGAGTGTGTTAATTCGATCGAAGTATGATCCGAATGAATATGCTCGGCTACCTTTTTCGCGTAGTCTAAATCTGGAGAACCTTTCATGCCGATAGAAAATGTTTTCAAATTCGGTACAAACTTAGACAATAGTGCGCACACTAAACTGCTATCCAAACCACCCGATAACAACGCACAAACATTTCGTTCAGACATGACCCTCTTTTGTACCGCTTTAGTAAAAATGTCATGAATAGTGCTCAATACATATGTTTCATTGTCGAATTGAAACTGCTTCGAACCTAGAGCGGTACCATATGGTAAAATTGAAGACAAAGTACAGTATTCCGATAAAATTGCAAAATGACCTGGTGGGAATTGTTTAACACATGTAGTCTTAAAAAAGGCTTTCGCTTCGGACGCAAACGAATAGGATTCGGTGTCATAAAATAGGGGTCGCACTCCATATGGATCTCTGGCAAAAAACACCGTTTTGAGGTCTTTGTCATACAGACAAAAAGAAAATTCACCATCTATCATATTGCATACATTCGATATTACATGGTACGCGTTCGTTGGGTTCATTTTCAGGGATTCATACAAATGGAGAATGATTTCACAATCACTATTAGAATTCATTTTGAAATCGTGTTCGATCATTAGTGCTCGATGATTAAATATCTCTCCATTACAAATTAAAACAGAATTGTTTAATTTCATCGGTTGGATTCCGTTTTCTACATCATTAATGGCTAATCTGTTGAAAAACATAGACACCATTCCGTCCGAGAATGAGGCGAACTGTTCGGGACCCCGATGATGCAATGCAAACTCTGGATCCAACAACGATTCAACGTTTTTTGTTAAACAAAATGTGATTCCACACATTTTAATTTAATAAGTATTACATTATTTCAATTTAAATCTGTTTCATGTATGTTGTGTGAATTTAATTCTTCAAGTTCGCATGTTCGCCATATTCTCTACAGTAGTTATCGTGTTGTGAGTTTCTAATGTCATTCATCTTATAAATCCAAATAGATTCTCGAAACCAGTTCCGGACAAATAATGAATGGATTCACATTCTTTTGATATTTATATATTACATTTACGCGGTTCCGTTCTCCCTCATCTACAGGATCCTCGTGATGCCAACGCAATAGAATGGGTACATCAATCACTTTACTCAAATCGTATTTTGGATACATGGTATTAAAGTAAGCTATTGCGCGAGCTACGTTTCCCTTACTCACGTCTCTGGGTTCGAACGTATTGTTGTAGTTTGATTTTTCTGATAGATTTGATACATTTGCTTCGATATCTTCTGTATCAAACTCATTGTCTGAACTTTCTTCGTCGTCAGATTCATCATCTTCAATGGTTATTTTTTTTCCATTCACATCCAGAAATTGTGCTTCGTCATCATCGATTTCGTCGAATTTCTTGTTACTCCTATGTGTATTTAGTTTGTATTGAGATGCGAAACAATGATTCAGGTCAGATTTCATGGGAAATTTCTTTTTGAAAAAGCTTTGAGGCCATACGTGTTCGCAATTAATTCTTTTTTTTGATATGCTATCGAGTGCGTGCCCACCATATATATCGACTGTTGCGATTTTTGAATATAATATCATTCTTGCCCTTTCATACGACAACTTGTTGAATTCTTTCATAGACAAAGGCGAGAACATACTATAAAGTTTGCTCTTCAATTCTTCCCCTACAAGTCCATTTGTCTCAAATATGATTTCTGAACGCAGATCCATTTTATAAAAAAGTATATAAGTATTTCATGTACAAGTTTTGAACGAAACGGTAATCAATTCATCTCTGCACATAAATAAACAAAATGATTCATTTAAATTGATAAATACCCCATTTTTGATTTTTCATTTTTTAAATTCGAATCATTCAGCATTTTTGCGATGCCTAATGTTCTTCCTTACGAAGCGATTTTTTATAGTTGAAGCAGTAGTCTATTGGTATTTTATTGGAATTACTTTTTGAAAATTCGGTATGCTATAACATGCGAACGTCCTCTTCTTACGGAAAACTACACTTCATCTCAACTGGTTTCGGATACAAATCACATACGTTGTATTTGAGTTCGGGTATCTTTTCCACATCCGCCGGCAAACCCCCACGTTCCTCGGTACTGTTCATTGCACCCACGTTTCTTCTTGTAAAATTATTGAAGTACTGATGATTATTTGCACAGTACACATCTTTCCCGTGTATCTGTTTTTCTTGTAAAACACTATAATTGTGGCTTGTATTGAATGAATCTGGTTGAACTAAAAAGGATTTATTAACCGAACAGTCGTATCCTGCGCAATGATCCTGTATGGGTGAAGAATTCTTTCTCACATTTTTCGAACACTCTAATTTAGAATTATATCCTTCCATGCGCAACTTTGATTCTATATCAACATTCTTTTTGTCTGTGTTGTCATCGAAACACGACGTGTTTTGAGTAAACAGACGGTCATTGTATGCGTCGTTCATGATTGTTTTATCAGTCGTTGCTTTTTCTTGTTCTCCCAAAAAGCTACAATACATCTTTAATAATATGAGGAAATTATTTTTGTCAGATATTCAATTTCACACGGCGTTAGTTCGGTTTCAAAGTAATCTACATGCTTTTTGGTATCTCGTAACGTACGTTTATCTTTATCGACATATAAACTTGTATTGTTGTTATGTATCAATCTAATGTACAACTTTGGATCGTTGTCAATAATCTTATACCGTAAATGTTTTTTTGCGTATTTCTTCACAACTTGGTCCTCCATCGTACTTACTGGGTCATATCTAACTTGATTTTCCTTTTTTGAAAAGAATATCATGGTACCGGATTTCAGCTTAATTTTGAACATGTAATTGGTTAATATATTGTATTCAAATCTATTTTGGAACATTAAAAAATCAACCTCTTTATTTTTAAACTCTTCCATAAATATACTTAAATAATCAGGATGTCTATAATCGTCATCGTCCCAGGTTGTCCACACGGCGTTGTCTGGAACCATGTCAATGGATTTGTTTCGCAACACACCGATCTTATCCACGGCAACATGTACTTCGATAGCATTAGCCAAGTTTTGTGAATCTAGGATATTTTCTTTAGACTGATTTAATACGATTAAATGTTTATTTTTGTAACTTTGATCCAGGAAATTGGTAACACTTGCTCTAGCATACGCGATTCTCTCAGGTGTGTATCCTGTTATCATGAGACAATATACTGTAATTTCTGGTTGATCTTTTGTGTGCAAGATATTTTGCTGCGAGACATTTTTCTTTTTAGTATATATAGAATTCACCAGTATGGCGACACATAGAAACAATATCAAATATATTATTCTCATTTAGTTTAATGACGGAGAACAATTTAAATTATTTTTTATTTATCCTTTTCTTTTTATGCATAATTGCTTTCTTGAATCTAAGGATAAAATCGTCACACCGTTCGAAAACGATTGACGAAAGCGCTTCGAACGATCTAACCTATTTCAAATTCAACGAATCCCGTACCTCGTCATCGTCTGATGATATTAATGGTTATCAATCAGTTCTGGAGGCATACAATCTTAATCGTTCAATCCATTTAGACAAATCTAATATCGTATTCTTTTATTTGCTAACTGATTACAAGAAACTAAAAGATATCGTTGTCAAAACACGATCGATTAAGTTTGTTGCATCTTTACTATGTATTGATTTATTTTGTTCCAAATCAAGTCTGTATGATGTGGTCAGAAAGTCTATGAATACCGAACAATCCTTGAAATATTTACCACAGACCTACATATTGGGACCGAATCAAGATTTGAGAACCCTGGTGGATGGGGAACTTTATATCTTAAAGAAGAACTTACAACGTCAAAATGGTTTGTTAATTACCAAAGATCTCGAAAGAATAAGAAATGCCTACAAAGACAATTATGTAGTTTGTCAGAAAGTATTGCAAGATGTTTTCACAATAAATAACAAAAAGATAAATTTAAGAGTTTATTTGTTAATTACGATGACATCAACCACCCCGATGTTTTTTGTGTATAATAATGGTTTCGTGTATTATACAAAAGTACCTTTCTCAAAAAACTCTGAAGATCCAGATGTTCATATTACTACAGGATATATTGATCGAACGGTTTATGACAAGAATCCCATGTCTCTTCAAGATTTGGAGAATTTGATTCAACCCGAAAAATATTCAATTTTGCGTCACAATATTAATGATTGTATAAAAGGTGTCATGCAAGCATTTGTTCCGATCGTTCAGAAGTACGATACTTCGGATCAAACTAATTTTGTGATACTTGGTTGCGATTTCGCAGTAAGTAGTCAATTGACTTGTAAATTGATGGAAATAAATAAAGGACCTGATTTAGATTACAAAGACGAAAGAGATCGGGAGGTCAAATATAATTTAGTGAAAGATACCTTGATTACCCTGGGTATCATCAAAGGACACACAGATAATTATCTGAAAATCAATGCATATTAAATTTTCAATGTTGTTATTTATGTACGTTATAAATAAATGACAAGCAACAAAATAATGTTGACAACCGACGACGATTTTAATAACATGAAACTTACAGAGGATAAACTTAATGGTAAGCACGTATTAGTTTATGTGAAACGCGCGTCATGCCCGTATTGTTCTATGATGCAAGGTAACTGGGACGAACTGTGCAATAAAGTGGAAAATATAAGTAAGTTGCTTGTTGTGGAAATAGATAAAACTGTATATAAACCAAACGAAAAAACGCCGCAATCCATTCGTGATTTAATGGATGCCACACATTTTGTACCTAATGTGGTAATGACTGAATCGATCCATAAAGAAGGACCAAATGTATTTCTAGACTTTGTAGAAGAACGAACTGAAGAGAATTTGGTTAATTTTGTAAATACCACACTTGAAAGTGCTGCAAGCCGTACAATGCAGAAAAAGATTCCAAAGAAACCTACAAAATCCCCAACGAAACCGAAAAAGAGTTCGACGAAACCTACGAAAGCCCCAACGAAACCGAAAAAGAGTTCGACGAAACCTACGAAAGCACCAACGAAACCGAAAAAGAGTTCGACGAAACCTACGAAAGCCCCAACGAAACCGAAAAAGAGTTCGACGAAACCTACGAAAGCCACGACGAAACCTACGAAAAAGTAAAGTTGTCTAAAAAGTATTTAAGTTTTGCTTTAAATGTTAATAAAATGTCATCTAACGCAGTCCGAGATATGTTAAAAAAGAACCCACATGTTGTGGTTGAAGATGTTACTAACAATCAAAATTATCAGTTAGTATCTGCGAATACCAGTTCTGAATCATACACAATAAATGATTTTAAAACCAAAGTATCACAATGGGTTCAACTTGACAAAGAACTAACACAGATTAAGGAAAAAATTAAAGTTTTAACCCAAGAGAAGAAACAATTGGCTAAAATGATGGAGGTTATGTCATTCAAAATTTTAGAGTTTATGAGCATGAACGACCCACCAATCGATCAACTAAATACGAGACAAGGACTCATAAAATGTAAGAGAAGCTTTGTCAAAGAAACATTATCAAAGAAACAATTGATTGAAAATCTGACCAAAGAATTCCAAAATGTCGTTGATGCTGATGACCGTATCATGAACATTTTCAATAATAGACCCAAGGTCGAAAAAATGAAGCTCATTCGAAAAATAACTTAATCAACATCGTCACCCATACTACGCATTAAATAATTCTCTCGCTCGTTGAAGGAACGAGCATAATCTTCGCTATCACTCAAATCATCTTCCTCGTCGGACGATGGTTCTTCATATTCATTCGTGTTATTGATATAGCTTATGAAATTCGAGTCATATTCAGGATTTAGTATCGAGCGTTCGAAGCTTGCTTTCGCAGAAGGTCTAAAAAATTTAATTGAAAGCAAGAAATGTAAATCGATATGTTTAAAGTCGTACAATTTCCTATCACTTTTTCTTTCAAATCTAAAACTCATTTTTGTCAGTCTTCCAATGGGGTGGAACTCTTTATATTTCACAGAAAAGAAATCGTTCTTACTTTCAGCATAACCTTGTACCCCGATGTTCAACACACCTAATCCAGGTGTGTATTTTTCGGTGTTATAACTTCCTCTCAAATGATTCTCAATTTCATCACAACGTAATAGAACATAGTTTTCAGCAGCTAAGTTAATCATTCCTGGTGCGGTGATTTGATTGTCTCCAATAAATAACCAATTTATTTCCATTTCGATTCTTCTGCTTTTTACAAATGAAGAAATACGATCATGATTCGTGAGAAATTCGAATGTATAATGTGACGTTTCTGATGAAAAAGTACACAAATTAAAATATCTCTTCAGCAAATTCATTTTCAACATCGTATCGTCATCGCCTGGGTTAACGTTATATGTCAATGTGCATATGTTGTCGGGATTTTGAGTAAATTCCAAAAAGATATCCATAAATAAAGAATCATCATCTTTGTAAATACGTAATACAAAATAGGGATTTTCATCATCTTCTAGCAAATGTAATTCACCCAGATCCAACGTTATATTTTTCACAGTTACATAATCGTATCTGTTCATTTGATTTGTAGAAAATACATGAAATTTACTTTCAACAATATTAAAATTTTCTCCATTTCGGGATTCGTTGAAATCTAAATTAAATACTACATCTCCTTTTATAGGTTGAATAGACGTACCATTATGGTCAATAGTATCCACGTTGGGTACAGACAAATAAATGACATCATTTATTATGCCATCAACATTAACGAAATCTACAATAGTAACCATAAATTTATTTGTAACAGCATTATCATCATATATAGCAACAGCATTATCGAATTCAAAGATATATGTACCCCCTCTTAAAAGGATCAGACCGATAATATCACTGAATACATTCTGAATATCATTCGCAACTCTGGTGAAAGAACGAAGTAGTTTGTCGTTATTATTTTTAATATTTAAAGTACCCACCCATTCTTCAAATTCGATTTTTGATATATAACTTTCAGGGACGTTAGAAGTGTGAATATATACATACTTATTTTCATTTATTTTTGTTACTCTTGTATCTGTCAGTAAATTCATTTTTTTTTCTAGTCCGCTTGTCTTACATACCTGAGTCACTGTACTCAAAGCATTTGATAAGGTGTTATATTTCAAATGATCAGTATTAGTTGGTATCATACTGAAACCAAGTGTCTTGTAAATGTTGCTTTTGGTGATGTTAAAATAAAACTGTTTGTTTAAACGAAATGTCATAATCGGATTGTCTGATTTAGAACGGACATAATAATCCTGAATATCTACATTTTGATCATAATACTCTTCAAAATTATCTACCTCCCATAGTTCATCGGTTTTATTAAATAAAAAGGAAAACGCTTCGAATAATATGTCCGTGGTACTAAAATCTTGTGATTTTAACTGAATATTGTTTTCGCCCCCACTCTCTAAATCTGTACAATACACCAACTTGTTATTCACATTTTCTTCAACCATAAACATTGTGCGCGGAATCGTTGTATCCAAAATCTCAATCCCATATACGTAGGTGAATGGTTCTTCGAAAACGATTTGAAAATCGGCTATATTTGGACTCGTTTTTAAATCCCTTTTGGTACTATCTACCAATAATATCATACTTTCTTTGGTTGAGTTACGGTACAAAAAATCAATATCTTCGATCGGCATTTTTTAATAATATTTCATTAACTTATTTAGTATTGTTTTAAATGAAATAGTTACCCATAATGTTATTCATCACTATTTTATGAATAAACCATTCACAGCTTGGCTATGTTTTTCATATACAATATCTAATCGTTTCAGATTATCTAACCTTGCCTGTTCTTTCTTCTGTTCAATATCATCTAACGTTTTGTAATAATATTCTTCTTCATCTGTAATTTTGAAACTTTGTGATTTTCTTTTTTTTTCAATATCATTCAAGTTTTTGTATGATTCCCTTTTTTGTATTTCGTTCCCATTCACCAGTTTCGATGTCGTATGTGCCTGTTTATAATCCATGTAATGCAGTTTCGATGAACTATCGTTTTTCCCAGAATAATCTTCAATACCCGATTCACCTAATTCTGTATAAGTTAGGGATTGAGAAGAGCACTGGGGTGTAGGTTGGTGAAATTTCGTGATTTGTGAATTACTTTTCACTTCAATTTCGTCCATCTTCATAAATTCATCATATCCACGTTCAGTCACTGGATCAACGACCCTGTTTTCATCGAACAGTTTGTTAAATTTCTTAATGAATCCTTCGTCCGCGTCCACTTGGTTATCTTTAGACATCACGACATTTTCTTTCGAATCTTGTTTTAATTGAGTAAAGTCACGCGAATCTATATTCCTCTTTATTCTTTTGTGCAAGATTCTGTACGCATCTGAGAGTAAATTGAACAAATATTCGTCGCCTCCTTTGTCAGGATGATATTTCCTCGCAAGTTTTTTGAATTGAGTTTTCAGTTGATCCATATTACAATTGACAGACAGACCTAACATCTTTGAAGCCTCTGTCTCATTTAATTTCATTTTATTATAGAAATTAAAGAAAAGAAAATGATTGAACGAACGTTTATGGTGCATTATTCCACGATGAACAAGTGTAACTCATTTACTTTATTAAATACAATCGAATCGTATTCAATATAATTATGACTATCAATAAACATAACATCAACAGTACTAAACGCGCATTACATGTTGAAGGGTTTTCTTTATTTATGGATGTTTCTGTCTTTGTTATTGCCTTTGTATTCTTTTCGCCGTTCGAAGTGTTTGTATATAATTGTTTTGCATCCGACAGCTTCATGATGGGCTTATTCAGCTTTTTATTCACTTCGTTATGAATTTTGACCGTCCAATCGAACAAATCGGACGCGGTTTCGATATCACTTAGTCTCAGTGGATGGCTTTTGTAAATTTCTTTGAGATGATCTGAACATTTTTTGCAAGGTAAGACGTGTGCTAAGTTCATGAAGAACTCGTAATAAACCTCCTTGTCTTTGGATCCGGGGTTAGTCGGAAGACCAAGTGCTATATAATGTATAGATTTCCAAACATGACTCCCCCATACCGTCGGGTTCATTTATTATTATAGACAGAGATTTTGTCGGCTGTAATATTTAAACACACTACGTATAATACAAATATGTGATGCAAATATCTAAGAATTGTATAGTAACGTGCATAAATTGTGGAAATGTTGGTCATACTTCGAAAAATTGTAACCACCCGATTACGAGTTATGGGATTATATTGTATAAACCCATATTGAATACGATTTATTATTTGATGATTCAAAGAAAGGACAGTCTTTGCTATACAGAAATAATAAGAGGAAAATATGATTTGAATAATCTGAATTATATTATCAAGTTGTTTTCAAATATCACATTATTTGAAAAGCATAATTTGCTACATCATGGATTTGAAGAACTATGGAATATGATGTGGATAAATACAAATGGCTCAATGAAAAGAGATTTCGCAACGAGCCGAAACAAATTTAATACAATAAAAAGAGGATACTGTATTCATACGAAATCCACCGATTGTATTTTAAATGTTAATTTAAATTATCTCATTCAAAACAGTAGTTCAATCAAAGAACCCGAATGGGAGTTTCCGAAAGGGAGGCGCAAACTTCACGAATCTGATATTAACTGCGCCTTGCGCGAATTTGAAGAAGAAACATCAATCAGTAAAAAAGATATAATATTGGATGAGAACAAAAAACGTTATGAAGAAGTATATATAGGGAAAAACAAATTACGATATAAAAGTATATTTTTCGCTTCTATGTATTCTAAATCAAACTTGGAAAAACGGTTTTTTAATATCAATAATGCTGAACAAGTGAAAGAAATTAAGGATGTGAAATGGTTTGATGAAGTCGGTGTAATTGAAAAAATAGAGAACAAAGTTGAAAAGGTTGAGATATTCAAACGTTTGAATAGTTCCTTGATAAAGAAGTATGTGTGTCAATAAATAATAATTACATCGCCTAATATTAAAAATGAAACCACAATGCTCGACGAACATGAATGGGCTTCCACCGTGTAAAGAAGGGTTTCATGAAGATAAAAACACGAAGGGTGAGAAATGTTGTTACAAAAATACCAAGAAATATCTATCAAATCTTTCACATAATGTTCCGGACACGACACCCGCTCCAAAAACTCCGAAGCCACCGCCTTCACCTCCTAAAGCCGCTCCAAAAACTCCGAAGCCATCTCCTTCACCTCCTAAAGCCGCTCCAAAAACTCCGAAGCCAGCGTCTTCACCTAAAAAGAAATCAGATTCTAAAAGGACAAGCCCACAATCTACCGCTGAAAGGAAAAAAACAGTAGGTGTGTGTTCGACGAACATGAATGGGCTTCCGCCATGTAAAGAAGGGTTTCATGAAGAGAAAAACACGAAGGACGAGAAATGTTGTTACAAGAATACCAAGAAATATCTATCCAATCTTTCACAGAATAAACAGAAATCATGTACTACAAATACCAATGGTAATCCACCATGTAAAGAGGGTTTTCATGAAAACTTAAACGACAATGGTGAGACATGTTGTTACAAGAATACAAAAAAATACATTCAATCGAAAGATTCTGGATCACCGAGTCCTGTAATTGAACCTAATAAATCTCCTGTGATATCAACTTCGGAATCGTCGAATGATTCTGCATCACCGAGTCCTGTAATTGAAGTGTCCACCACGAAGTCGCAAGCGTCATCGTCTCGATCTACGACGGCTTCTTCGACAGACAGCTGGACCCACTGGAAGTATGCGAGCCCTGGCGATCAAAACGATATTAACGCCACAGATTCAGGTTTGGGTCGGCCTGTACGAAAAGTGTCCCCCGCAAGGTCGAAAGCGTCCTCTTCGAAAGACTCTGCGTCACCGAGTCCCGATATCGAAGTGGAAGTGGAACTCGAGATTTCCCCGGCAACATCGAAAGCGTCCTCTTTGAAAGACTCTGTATCACCGAATTCAGATATCGAAGTGGAAGTGGAACTCGAAATGTCCCCGGCAGCGTCGAAAGCGTCCTCTTTGAAAGACTCTGTATCACCGAGTCCGGATATCGAAGTGGAAGTTGAACTCGAGATGTCCCCGGCAACGTCGGAAGCGTCCTCGTCCAGTTCTGAATCAGCATCTTCTTTGAAAGACTCTGTATCACCGAGTCCGGGTATCGAAGTTGAAC